CCATGTGGGATCAGGTCAACATATAAGCCTGAAATTCAGGTATCATTTAATGAAGTATTTTTAAATGCACATTTAGAACTTAATAAAAAAAGTTGTATATTTAACAAAACAAAAAAAGTAAATCATGGAAAAAAAACATTTTAGAAAAGTTTACAAATCTGAACATTTAGGTGTTGCAGATTTGGAAGATTTGATTGAGGAAGGTAAGAAACTTATTTTCACAATTAAAGAAGTAAAGCAGGAAATTCAGGTTGTTGCAGGTAAACGTGGTGAATTCAACATTGCTTATTTCAATGAAGCAATTAAGCCTTGGGTTTTGAATGCAACAAATGCCAAGCAAATAAAGATTTTTGCAGGTGGATCACCATTCGTTGAAGATTGGAAAAATGTTCCTGTTGAACTTTATGTTGATGCAAATGTAAAGATGAAAGGTGACATAGTTGGTGGTGTTCGAATTAATCCAATTAAACCAACAACAACAAAATCAAAGCCTGAATTCACTGAAGAAAAATTTGAGCAGGCAAAGAAAGCAAATGCCACAATTGATATGATTAAAAAATCATATACAATTACACCAGAACTTGAAACTAAATACATAGATTATGCAAAGAACTAAAGAATGGTTTGATCAAAGACTTGGGAAGTTTACATCATCCCGAATTCATGAATTGATGGGAATCAAAGGTCTTGGAAAAACAGGTGAATCATATTCTTTTGAAATGGCAGTTGAAATTGCATGTGGTAAAAATCATGATGATGATTTTGTTTCATTCGACATGCAAAGAGGGATTGAATTAGAACCATTAGCATTCAGTAAATTTCAGGAACTAAAACAGCAAGAATTCATAAATGTTGAACCTTGTGGTTTCTTTAAGTTTACAGAAAACACCGGTGGTTCACCTGATGGGATCGTTTCTGATGATGCGATTCTTGAAATCAAATGTCCAAAACCAAACAAGTTCTTGCGATTGGTTTGTGACAATCAGATTGATTCGCAATATATGGATCAAATGCAACATCAAATGATGGTGGCTTGTAAGTCAAAAGCATATTTCTTTAATTACTGCATATATAATGGTGAACCATTATGGCACACAATCGTCGTTGATCGTGATGATGAAAGAATTGAACTGATGCAACAAAGAATAAGTGAAGCAAGCAAAATAAGGGATAATTATATAACACAAATTTTAAACAACAAACAATGGAAGTAATCGGAAAATTAATCTACAAAGGAGAAACACAAACAATTGGTGATGGTTTTACAAAGCGTGAATTCGTAATTGAATTCGCTGAAAATCCACAATATCCAGAAAAAGTGAAATTCGAACTTATCAAAGACAAAACATCTTTGGTTGATTCAGTACAAATTGGAAGCGAATTGAAGGTTCAATTCAATCTTAAAGGTCGTGAATGGACCAATAAAGAAGGGATCAAGCAATATTTTAATTCACTTTTAGCATGGAAAATTGAGAAAACAACACAAGATGTTGAAGAACCTGCACCATTTTAAAAAATAATTTCAATAAAAAAATAGGCCCTATTGTTAATTCAATAGGGTTTTTTAATTTCATGACATTTCTATGACAATTCTTTTTGTTGTTTGTTTGTTTTGTATATGTTTTTGAATGTATATTTGTTCAACAAAAAGGGATAATAAAAATTAAAAAACTTAAAACATGGAAAATCAAGTTAATCAAATTCAAAATTCAGATGGAACTTTTCAATATTTAATTAATGGAAAAATTCAACATAAAAATTCAAAAAAAGATTATTCATTTTGTATTGTTGAAGTAGGTGCATTTTCATCTTCATTGAAAAATATTGAAAATCAATTATCATATTTGATTAAATACGGAAATCCAAAATCAATCAATTTTGATAATTTAGAAATAACAAAAATTCAAAAATAATATTTAAAACCTTTTGGTGTACAGGTTAACCATTATTAAAATCATGGAATTTATAATTTATTCAATCATCATCATTTTACCAATATTTATTGGTGCAGTATTAATCAACACAATCGTTAAATTTTTAGAAAAACAAATCGATGAAAACAATTAAGGAACTTTTAAATGAATTACCAGAACAAATTGCTTCAAAAGCAATTTTTAACACACCTATTGATGTTTTAGAATTACATCATATATCATCATCAGGTGCTTTGATTTCTGCTTTTATATGGAGAGAATCAGTTGAAGGCGAAAATTATTGGGAAACAATATATAATAAACAAAAATTGATTGATGAAATGAATGAATTCAATGAAAATCATCATGAAGAACAACAATGGGAAGCAGATCAAGAAAAAAATAATTTAACAAATTTTGAAGATTAAAATCATGGAACAAAAAAACAATTGGAAAGAACAATTTCTTTCATTAAAATTAAAAGAACAATTTCAGGCACCAATCAGAAATGTTGATTCATTTTATTCAATTAGGAATCGATTAACAAGAACTAATCCTGAATTGAAATTTGAAATTAAACAAGATCGTGAAAATCAAATCGTAATTGTAAGGAGGGCATTAAATTGGAAATTCTAAACAAAGCACTTGCACTTTCATATATCACATCAAAAATTGCAATCACAAATCTTGAAGTTGCAATTCATGAATTGAAATTGATGAATGAACCGAATGCAGGAAAGATTCAACATCGAGCAGAAAAGATGGTCAATGCTTATAAGACATTATTCACTGCAATGGAAAAAAACATGCCGAAAGAAAACCTTTCTGAAGTCAGCAAAAAAATTGAATTACTTATTGATAAATGTTGGGAATAATGAACGTAGAAATATATGCCGGATTACCGGTTCGTGATAGAATGCTTTTCAGAAACAACATCAAGTCAGATGATCCAAAAGAAATTTTGATTCATACATGCAACATGCTTGATCTTGACATTGAAGATGTTCTTTCAAAAAAGCGAAATAAAGAATTTGTCACTGCAAGAATGATTGCAATCGGTTTAACTTGTAAAGCAAACATTCACACATTGAAACAAATCGGTAAATTTTATAAGCGTGACCATTCAACAATCATTTATAACCGGGACACATTCAATGATTTGGTTGCAATAAATGATCGATATTTTAATAATAAATTATCAAAAGTTTTGATTGTATGAAATTAATAATTGGAAATTGGTATCATGTTTATATCTTTGATGACTACATTTTGAAAATCAAACTTTTAAAAATAATCAATCGATCAAATTCACATTATGAATGGCAACATGAAGATGGTCGTATTTTTAGCAATCGACAAATTGATGTTGAAACATGGATAAAAAGAAAACAATTTAAGGAAATATTATGATAGCATTAACCAAATTAAATAAACTGATTGACGATGGATTTTCAGTATTATTTGCTGATGATTCAAAACGACCAATCGGATCATGGAAAGCATTGCAGACAATACCATTCACAAAAGATGAACTTGAATTTGCATACAATAATCCAAAAAATGCATTGGCCGGAATCATAACTGGATTCAATAATCTTGAAGTAATTGACATTGATTTAAAAGTTTTCAGTTCATTAAAAGAACAAAATGATTTCTGGAATGAATACATCCAATTTTTGAAAGACAACATCGATGAATTTGAAAACAAATTTGTTATCTACAAAACAAAAAACAAAGGATATCATATTTTATATCGTTGTGAAAAAGTTGTTGGGAATACAAAGATTGCAAAAGTCAAAGATCATCAAGAAGCAGTGATTGAAAGTCGTGGCATCGGTGGATATGTTGTCGTTTATGAAAACCAACAATCTTTATTGAACTATTCTGAAATTCAGGAAATAAGCGTTGAAGATCGTGATATCCTTTGGTCAGTTTCAAAGACATATAATTATGTCGAAGAAATTGAATCCAAGAAATTAGAACCTAAAGAATCAATCGAAAGTCAGGTTTCTCCTTGGAATGATTACAATGATAAAACATCAATCTTTGATGTTATTGGTGATGATTTCAAAATCATTCGTGAATTGAATGATAAATACATTATCAAACGTCATGGTGGCACATCACCACATTCAGGATATGTTTATAAGAATTCAAATTGCATGTTCTTATTTTCTACCGGGACAATTTATCCGAATGAAAAATTGATTTCTGCATTCAGTGCATACACATTCAAAAATCATAATGGTGATTTCAAACTTGCTGCATCTGATTTATATCACAAAGGTTTTGGTTCCAGAAATAAAAAAGAACTTGTTGAGAAAGCAAAAGAAATCATTGAAACATATGAACCAATCGAACCTGCATTCAATGCTGATGATTTAATTTTCCCGATTGAAATCTTTCCAAAATCATTACAACATTATATGATGGAATGTCATAAAACTTTGGATTCATCAATTGATTACATGGGATGCTCGATGTTGTGGTTATCATCAGTGATCATCGGAAATTCAATTCAAGTTGAAGTAAAATCAGGATGGCGTGAAAATGTTACCTTATGGATGGCTGTTGTTGGAAAAGCAGGTCTTGGAAAGACACCTTCGATAAACAACATCATCTTTCCATTATTGCGTGCTAATTCAAAAGAAATCAAAGACTATCACAAGAAGTCAGAAAAATATGATGTTTACAATGAATTGTCAAAAGATGAAAAAAAGAAGCATGAGGAAATAAAAAAGCCATCAAAAACACAATTTATTGCGAATGACATCACACTTGAAGCATTAGTTGATTTGCATCAGGAATCAAAGAATGCAGTCGGTGTTTTTAAAGATGAACTTGCAGGATGGTTGAAAGACATGAACAAATATCGTGCAGGATCGGATCTTGAATTTTGGCTTTCGACATGGTCAGGCAAATCAGTTTCATTGAATCGAATGACAAGAAAAGGTTCATTTGTTGAAACACCATTGATTCCTGTTCTTGGTGGTATTCAACCTGGTGTTTTTAATTCATTCTATACTGAAGAAAACAAAGACAATGGGTTCATGGATAGAATGCTTTTATCTTATCCTGAACTGATCGTTGATTCTTATAATGAAAGCGAAATTGATAATGGATTGATAAATTGGTATGCTGATTCTGTAATTTCATTTTATGAATCAATAAAGAAATCTGTTGTGAAATATTCAGAAGATTTTGAAATCATTCCAAACATTGCAAGATTCAGTGCTGATGCTAAAAAGGAATGGAAACGAATCTTCGATGAAATCACAATTATTCAGAATGATGACAATGAAAATGAATATATGAAGTCAATGCTGCCAAAGCAAAAGTCATACATTCCAAGATTCGCATTATTAATCGATGTGCTGAACAAATTCTTTTCAGATGACATATCAGATAGCTCAATGATTATAAGTCAGCAGAGCGTTTTAAAAGCGGAGAAATTGAGCAAATATTTTATTGCAACTGCAAAGAAAATTAAAATCAATTCAAATGAAGTCAAAGAATACAAGTCAATAATAAATTCTAACAAGACAAAATCAATTAAAGAAAAATTTGTTGAATTATATCGTTCAAATCCTAAACTTGATAAAAAAGAGGTTGCTGATTTGTTAGGTTGTTCATTAACAATGATTTATAAATATATTAAAGAATTAAACAAGGTTTAAAAATTTTAAACTAAATTAAACTAATTTTAAACTAAAAAACATTACTGACATATGTTTAAACGCACTTTAAACTAAGTTTAGTTTAAAATTCAATAAATCAAAAATATTTTTGCAACACATAAAAAAAAATGCAAAAAAAAGATTTTAAACTAAAATGGTTTAAAATGCAGTCAGTGATATCAGAAACGCAATATTTTAGTTTAATTTAGTTTAATTTAGTTTAAAATTAGTTTAAAATAAAAATCATGAAAAAATTAAGAGAATACCAAGACAAATTATCATTTCAAGCAGCTAACATTTTGCAACAACATGGCATCGTTTATTTAGCTATGCAAGTCAGAACCGGAAAGACTGCAACATCATTGAATGTATGTCATTATTTGGAAGTCAAGAAAGTTTTATTCCTGACAAAGAAGAAAGCAATGACATCAATCGTTGATGATTATAATGAATTTGCATTCAATAAATCATTCGAACTTGTTGTGATGAATAATGAATCATTGCACAAGATGAATGACAATGATTTTGATGTTGTGATCATGGATGAAGCACATCGTCTTGGTTCATTTCCTAAACCATGCAAGATGGCTAAAGATTTAAGATTACGATTTGCAAACAAACCAATCATATTGTTGTCAGGTACACCAACACCTGAAAGCTATTCACAAATTTATCATCAGATGTGGATTTCAAATCATTCACCATTCAAAGAATTTAAAAACTTTTATCAATGGGCAAATGCTTTTGTGAATGTAAAAATCAAATATGTTTCTTATGGAACATGCAATGATTATTCAGATGCGAATAGGTCGCTTGTAATGAATTATATTAATAACTTGATGATAACATATACACAAGAACAAAGTGGCTTTAAATCGATTATAAATGAGCATGTGATGTATTGCGAAATGAATCAACAAACATATGATTTATGTAATCGATTAAAACATGATTTAGTTATCGAAGGAAAGAATGAAGTCATCCTTGCTGAAACAGGTGTGAAGTTAATGCAGAAACTACATCAGATGTATTCCGGAACCATAAAGTTTGAATCAGGAAATCGACAAGTCATTGATTATTCAAAGGCAGAATTCATTCGTGAAAAATTCATTGATAAAAAGATAGGAATTTTTTATAAATTTACGGCAGAACTTATGGCATTGCAAAAAGTTTTTGGTGTAGAAAACCTGACAACTGATTTAGATGAATTCAATTCAACATCAAAAAATATTGCATTGCAAATTGTTTCAGGCCGGGAAGGAATATCATTGAAAAATGCTGATGTCTTGGTTTATTACAACATTGATTTCAGTGCAGTTTCTTATTGGCAAAGTCGTGATAGATTGACAACAATGGAAAGAAAGTCAAATGATATTTATTGGATATTTTCAAAGAATGGAATTGAAGATAAAATATACAAAGCAGTTATGAATAAAAAAGATTATACACTTTCAACATTTAGAAAAGATTATTTATGTTAAATATTACAAATGAATGCAACATGGAATTGATGGCAAGGTATCCAGATAATTATTTTGATTTGGCTATTGTTGACCCTCCTTATGGAAATATTGATGCAATAGGTTTGACAGATAATAAAAAACAAAATAAACAAGCAACAAAAAGAAAAGGATATCATTTATTTGAAAACATAGCACCTGATAATAAATACTATTTAGAACTTGAAAGAGTTACTAAAAATCAAATTATTTGGGGTGGAAATTTTTTAGGTTTATGTGGTGGTGTTATTGTATGGAACAAAAATGGAACTGCATTTGGTGAAGGTGAAATTGCAATATGTTCAACACATAAAAGTGTTCAAATATTTGAATATACTTGGAATGGCATGTTGCAAGGTGATATGAAAAACAAAGAAACAAGAATACATCCAACACAAAAACCCGTTGCATTATATAAATGGTTGCTTGATAAATACGCAAACGAAGGTGATAAAATACTTGATACACATCTTGGTTCGGGTTCAATTGCAATTGCATGTCATGATTATAAATTTGATTTGACTGCATGTGAACTTGACAAAGAATATTTTGATAAAGCAATGCAGCGAATAACTAATCATACCAACCAACAAAAATTATTTTAATATGTTAGAACCAAAAGAAAAAGCGAAAGAATTAGTTGATAATTTTTATCAAACTACACCAAATGAGGCTTGGATAAATGAACCATTAGGTTGCACTAAAAATTATAAATCTTGGAATCAAGCCAAAGAATGTGCATTAATATCAGTAAAGGAATTGATTGAATTTGAAAAAAGCATTGTAAGTCAGATTGAAAACATAGCAATGTTAAATGGTTACAAATTTAAACGTGAAGAATTATATTACGAATCAGTTAAACAAGAAATTAATGGCATCTAAACATCAGACAAAAACAATCAAGAAATATGAATCTGAAGGATGGTTTGTCATTAATCTAATCAAGACAAATAAAAACGGAATCCCAGATCTTTTGTGTCTAAAGGAAAATGAAATTCCTTTGTTCATTGAATGCAAAGAGAAAACAGATACACTGAAACCATTACAGGATTATATGATTAAACTTTTAAATAAATTAGGATTCAAAGCAATAGTGAGCAAAGCAAATGACTGATAAACAAAAACAAATAAATGATCTGATGATTCTGAAACAACAAAAGGAACAAGAAATCAAAGTCATAAAAGAAAAATTAAGAATGTTGATAAATAATTTGTAAACTATTTGTTTTTTTATTTTATTTTTATAAAAAAAATTACACATTCATATAATGGATAAGAATAAAGAGATTGAACAAATATATCTTTGTAAGGAACTAAAAGAACTTAAACAAAGATTACCATTATCATTGCGTGATGATTTGATTCAATTCTGCTTTCTTGAAATTCTTGAGAAAGATGATGAATTTTTGCAAGGTCTTTATGATAAAGGTAAACTTAAGAATTATATTCTTTCATTCGTTTATCTGACATATAAGTTTCAGAATGGGAAGTTTAATAAACAATCTTTGAAAGAAGATCTTTATGATGAATTACCTGATGTAATAGAAAACGAAGCACTTGAAATTGATCTTCATTATTTATATTGGTATGACAAAGCAATCCTTGAACTATATGCTGAATTCGGAACATTCCAAAAGGTTGCCGACATGACAAACATTCCAATGTATTGTGTACGAAATACTATTTTAAAAACAAGAGAAAAAATAAAAAAATATGAAAAAAGAAACAATTGAGTTCCTTAATGATCACAGATGGATTCATGAATCTGTTCTGCTTGGTATTTCAAAACATCTTTCAGATTCAATCGCTGAAAAATTTCTTTCAATAGCAAAAGAATATGATGCTGATGCTAATTTTCAAATAAAACAATGTCAAGATTGTATCGATGAACTTGTTAAATTTGTTTATATGAAATTTGATGGTCAAAAAGTAAAAGTTTCAAAAGATGGGAAGATATAAATTGATAGCCAATTCATTAGAAATGTGGTCACTATTCGAAAGATATCGTGATGAAACAAAAAAGAATCCACGAAAGAAAATGGTTTTCGGTGGTAAAGATTTTAGTTCAGATTACGAATTGCTTGAAAGGCCATTAACTTTAGAAGGTTTTGAAAATTGGTGTTCTGATCAAGGTATCATTGAAGATCTTGGTGATTACTTTGCAAATACTGATAAAAGATATTCGGATTTTACTACTATCTGTTCACGTATACGCAAAACAATTCGTCAAGATCAAATCGAAGGTGGCATGGTTGGGCAATACAATCCAAGCATTACACAAAGACTAAATGGATTGATTGAGAAATCACAGGTTGAAGTGAAGCAAGAACAACCATTGTTTCCAGAATAATAAATCAAACTTAATGCAGGTATTTACATTAAGTCCCTGATTGAATTGCAAGGTGGCGAAATTGGCAAACGTGCTATCCTGTCTCGATAGTTTGTCACAATTTTTAAAATATTTGTGACAATTGGTGGTTCGAATCCATCCCTTGCAGCAAATAAAAATAATATGATAGAATTAGACGTTTATTGCCATTCATCAAGTTCATCAGAACTTGCAGATCTTGGAATCAATTATTCATTAAGTGAATCATGTGAAATTAGAAAAATGTTTTTCTTTACCATTGATGCAGTTGGTCATTACAAAGATTCTGATGGCAGAAATTATTGCATGATATATTCGGCAGGTGATCATTTTATTGTTGCTGATACATATGAAAATGTCATGGATAAATTAGACATGTAATGAATGAAATGATTGCCATTGTTCAATGTTATATTCACATCATGACTGATAAGCAAATCAACATAAATGTGGTGAATGGTCATGATCTGCTTTTGCTGAAGAAAGCACATGCCATTGCTTTTAATTGGTTACAACAAAATAAAGTCAATGCCTGATATATCAATGTGCCGAAATGAAGAATGTCCATCAAAATTGATGTGCTATCGATTCACTGCAAAGCCAAGTGAGTTCTGGCAATCATATGGATCTTTTAATCATAATGAATTAAAGTGTGATGCATTTTGGTTTAATGAACAATGTCCATTATGCAAGATGCAACAAGGCATGCATAAAATATCATGCTACAATCGTGACATCAGACCGGATGAAATATGCAAGCAATGTTCAAAGCCATTGAACCGAAATGGTGAATGTGTTATATGTTTATTTTCATAGATGGGTTTTATACGAACAACAGCAATCAATAAGATTCTTGGATTAAAGAAATTTGTCAAAGGGATTCAAGGCGGAACATCTGCAGGAAAAACATTCGGGATAATTCCAATTCTGATTGATATTGCTGCAAAGAATCCAATGGTTGAAATCAGCATCGTTTCAGAATCGATACCACATCTGAAGCGTGGTGCAATGAAAGATTTCAAGAAGATCATGGCAGAAACCGGAAGATGGTTTGATGAAAGATGGAATGCAACTGATTTCAAATATACATTTGCAAACAAGTCACAGATCGAATTTTTTAGTGCTGATTCAGATGCAAAGTTGCGTGGTGCAAGGCGTGATTTCCTTTATATGAATGAGTGCAACAATGTCACATTTCATGCATACACTGAACTTGCATCAAGAACAAAGCAAGGAATATATCTTGATTGGAATCCAACAAACACATTTTGGTTTCATGAAGAACTGATGAATGACCATGATGTTGATTTTCTTATCATCAACTATCTTGACAATGAAGCATGTCCAGAATCTGCATTGAACTTTATCCTGAAGGCAAAAGACAAAGCACCAACATCTGCATTTTGGGATAATTGGTATAATGTTTATGGTCTTGGATTGATTGGATCATTGCAAGGTGCAGTATATGAAAATTGGTCACAATGTGAAGTAATACCGGGACAAGCAGAATTGATTGCTTATGGTTTAGATTGGGGATTCACAAATGATCCAACTGCATTGTCAGCAATATATCGATTTAATAATGATTTATATATTGATGAATTGATTTATAAATCAGGATTGACAAACCAAATGATTGTTGATGAAATGAATCGAATTGGAATCAATCGAAGGGTTTGCATCATTGCTGATTCTGCTGAACCAAAGTCAATCACTGATTTAATTAATGCAGGATTTTATGTTGAACCTGCAAAGAAAGGGCCTGATTCAATTCGTGTTGGAATTGATATCATGCAAACATATAAGATGCATGTGACATCATCATCATTGAACATCATCAAAGAATTACGAAACTATAAATGGGCAACTGACAAAACAGGTAAAGCGTTAAATGTTCCATGTGGCGATTTCAATCATGCACTTGATGGTTGCCGTTATGTTGCATTGAACAAATTATCAAGACATGAGAATTCAGGAAAATATTCATTCGGTTAAATAAAAAATCCCGATATCATAGCGATACCGGGATAAACCAAATTAAAGAAATCATGAAAAACCAAAGATACATTTATTTGATAATAATAAAAAATTAAAGTCAATTTTAAACACATTATAATAATGACCACAGATAAATATCAAAAGATTTATAAAATCATTGAGGATAACGAAGATGTGATTGAACAATGTGCATTCATTTGTTGTGAAATATATGATAAGTCAGTTGATGAAGTGAACAACATGAATCCAAAGAAATTCATTCGATTGTCAGATAAAATGGCAAAGATATTGAATCCAAAGAAACATTGGTTCCCTGTAAAGATGACAACTGATGCAACCAAAATAAATCTTGGTCAATTCATTGAATGTCAAGAATGGTTGAAAGGTGATGTTGTTCATTCAATGCATAAAGTTGGTGCATCGATAATGGTTAAACGAAAGAATCATAAAACTGATTCTGAAAAATTATTGAATACAAATGTTTGGCGAATTTATTATAATGTGGTATTATTTATCGAATCATTTTCAGATTTGTTTAAAAGATATAAAGGCCTTTTTGAAGTTGCTGAAAAAGATATTGATGAAGAAATAAAACCAAGATTTAAGAAAGAACCAATATTCATGAAAAAATTTGGATGGATATATTCAGCAAAGGAAGTTGCAGACTTTCATGGAATCAAAATAAATGATGCATATGAAATGAATATAATTGAGGCATTGAATACATTAAGCTATTTGAAGAGCAAAGCAAAATACGAACAATGGAAAAACAATCAATAAGTAAATCACAACTACACTTTCTTGAACATGGTGGTGTTGCGACTATTGGTGAATTGACTGAAAAACAAACTTACTTCAAAGATTTTGCAGCAACAATGGCATATCTTGCAGGTCAGTTTGCTTTGAAGATTCGTGAAAATCAACTTGAAGTTGGTGCTATTGGGGCAGGAAAAGGTGCAGACAATATTGTTGTTGGTGATGTAGTAATGATGGGAAATACTTATGAAGTTAGTTTGTCATTGCCTGCATATCTTGAATTTGTAAATAGTGGTGTTGATGGATGGTCAAAATCAAAAGGTGGTAAATATAAATTCAAAACAAAAGGCACACCTGATTCAATGGTTCAATCAATTAAAAAATGGATCATTGCAAAAGGATTAATTAGAAGGATAGCAACACAAACAACAAGATCACAGATAAAAGATTCAGCATTAAAGCAGGCAAAGACAACTGCATTCATGATTAAAAAGATGGGTATTAAACCAAGACATTTCATTGATAAAGCAAAACAAGAAGTGATGGAAATGGCTGAACAAGAATTGAGTCAAGCAATAAAAGTTGATATAATAAATAATTTAACAAGTTAAGAAATGGAATTTAAAAGTGTGCCTTTGCCATATAGCAATGTGAATCAAGATTTGGTTTGGATTTGTTATGATGCAAATTCAATTAATCCAGCATATACAAATTACAAATATGTTTTGGAACTTTATATTGGAACCACAAGAATATACATCGGAAAAGCATTTCCAAGGCCTTCAGGAAACTTTGGTGTTTTCAATTTAGCACCGGTTATTCGCGAATATATCAATGCTAAATTATCACCATCATCAAATGGAATTCTTGCACAGGAAATGGGTGTGAATGATTTCTTGATAAACGTGCAAGTCAAGATTCGTGAAGAATACAATGGTTCGGTTGGATCAGTTGTGTTGACTGATGATGTCAGAACATTTTACAATTTTTATAATTCATCATTCAGTGATCTTGTGACAAATGGTTCATTCGAATATACATTTGATTTCATATTTGGATATCTGAATAAAATTGCATCATTGCGGCCAAAACTTGCATATTCATTTATCGGAAATAGACATTTGTTCATTCCATATTTTGCATTGACAAATTCATCATTCAATGTTGTGATAAACGGAACATATACCAAAACCATCACACCAACACAAACGAAATCGATGCAGATTTTGAATTTATCACCTGAAGCAATAAACACTGATTTCAGTGGTGCAATTTCATCAAGTGCAACATCATATTCAGTTTCAATCAATGGTGAGGTTTACACAATCAATATTGTTTGTGAACCTTTATGGGATCAATATCCTGTTCATTTCTTAAATAAATTTGGTGCATTTGAAACAATGATATTCAGCAAGGTTTCAAGAAAATCAAGATCAATGACATCGAAAGATTTCTTTCAACAACCATATAGAATAAATGATTCTGGTGTTGTGACTTATCAAAGCAATAAAGTTTTCCATGACCAAAGAACAACATTTGGAAAGACTATAAAAGAGAAATTGACAATTAGCACTGATTTCTTATCTGATGCTGAATGGTTATGGTTAGGTGATCTTGTTTCATCACCAATGGTTTATATTGAAATCAATGATTCGATTTATCCGGTAACGATAACCGAAACAAACTATGATTTCAAAAGCAATGTTGTTGATGGATTGAATCAATTGATTTTGAATGTTGATACCGGTGTAACACTTAAAACACAATTCCAATAATGATTGAAATATACGTTGAAAATCAAAAGGTTGATGTGAACCAAGGCTTCAGTGCATTGATGTCTTATGCTATCGATGACATCAAAGATTTCGGTGCAAAGAATACTGCATTCAGCAAGACCATCATTCTGCCGGGAACAAAGCGAAATAATTCATTATTTGGAAACATTTTCAATGTTGGTGCATCGAATGATTACAATCCATCACTTGCGAATCAAGGAATCAATTTCAATCCTGCAGTTTCAGCAAGAACAATTATCTTTCAAGATAACATTCAAGTGTT